AGATCTGTTTATGTTAAAAACCCAAAAGGAAATGTTATTAAGGTGAACTTCGGTGATCCTAATATGAGAATAAAGAAAAGTATCCCCGCAAGGAGGAGAAGTTATAGAGCAAGACATCATTGTGATAACCCTGGACCTAGAACAAAAGCAAACTATTGGTCCTGCAAAGCTTGGTAATATGATAAAGTTAAAGGATCTACTTAGTGAATGTTGGGAATGTGAAAGAGATAAACAAGGTAAAGACTTCACTCACGGTGAAGATGGTAATGCACCTATGGCTGATGGTGAGTTGAGATCAATCGCATCTAATGCATCTAAGTTAATCAGCATGGTTCACCCAGAAGACCAACTCCCAGCTTGGGCATTAGCTAAAATTACAGTAGCATCAGAAAATTTAGCGTCGGTTGCTAGATACATTAGCGAAATGGAAGCTGAAATGGGTGGTGAAGAAGAACCAACTCCAGGCTACGAAGTAAACGCAGCAATGTTTGAAGATAAAAACTGGATTCAAAAAGCAGTTAATCCTAAACACAAAGGTGCTTTACACAAAGCATTACACGTAGGAAAGGAAAAAGATATTCCTCAAGCTAAGCTTAACAAAGCTACTCACAGTAAGAATGCACACCTAAGACACATGGCACAATTCGCTAAAAACGTACAAAAATAATATGACAAATAGAGAAATCATAAGAAGATTGATACTTAATGAAGTTGAAAGAATGGAACCTAACGTTCAATCTTTTGAAGATGATCCTATTGGCTACATTTTACAAAAATATCCTACTTTAGAAAAGACGTTAACTATGTTAATGAGCTCAGCCTATAAGGATTACATTACCGGTATTTATATTATTTCTCCAAAACCTACCACTTTCAAAATTGTATTACACAACGACCAAGAGTTTACTCTTACGTTTTTAGGTAAAGCATACGAAGCAAAGGTTGCCGGTAAGAAATACTACTTACAAACAATTGGTGAAAGAGAAAGATGCATGAATGCTATTTCAAGACTACTTGCCTTAGGTAATCCAATCGATACGAAAGGTCCTAAAGGAGAAGAACAAGCAGCAGACGGTGAAGATAAAACCGAAGGTAGTTCATCAGGTGGCGGAAGTGCACCTCAAGGTCCACCAGAAGAAAATACACCAGAAGAAGCAGAAGCAGGTGAAACTGAATCGTAAATAATTCCACTCTTAGGATAGTATCCTTTGATCGACCCGACCTTAAAAAGTCGGGTTTCTTGTTGTTAGTTTAAAAATTAAATTGTATATTTTATTAAATAGACCAAAATGAAAACACAAACCATAGTAAGAACTATTAAAACAGTTTGCGGCAAAACAATAACCTACTTTCAAAAGGATGAAGAGGTGGCAAAAATGCACTCAATGGAAGGTCCTGCACTAATCTATCCAAAGGACGATAAAAAGGCTTCAGAGTATTATATTTTTGGCATTAGGTATTCAAAGAGTAAATGGCAAGAACTGGTAAACCAGCACAAAGCTGTGCCTACAGGAGAGCCTATGAGGTTTGACTTCTAGTGATAGCTATTTATAATAAAGAATTCAAATGGAATTTAATATTCAAAAGTACTTGATTAAGAATAAATTAACAGGTCAATCTCAGATGAGAGAGAACGATAACACTGGACAAATACTACATACTAACGATGAGGAAGGAGATTACGAAGAAGATGAACCAGAGGATAGTTGGAATGCTCCAGAAACTGATGATGAAGATGACTTTGAGCAGGAACCAGCACCACAAGATGTGGCTCAACCAGAACCAGTATTAAGCGGTATACATAAAAAACAGGCTCAATTACAGGCTTTAGAAGCTCAAAAAGATTCACTGTTAATGCAATATAAGAGTGGTCAATTAGGGTTAGATCAGTATAAGGAAGCAATCGGTAACATACCTAACCAGATTAAAAAGCTAAGATCTGACATAAATCAAGCCATGACTGTGTCAGCAGATGATGATAGTGAAGAGGAAGTGGCTTAATTAGTTATAAAAATAAGAAAATGGCATCACAAATGAGTATTAGCGATGCAATAAAGCAAGAGCTAATTAAGTGTAAAGCAGATCCTGTATACTTCATGAAGAAGTATTATACGATTCAACATCCGACTAAGGGTAGAATGACCTTCAACCTATTTCCATTTCAAGAAAAATCGCTTAAATTATTCCAAAGATTTGATTATTGCATCATTAACAAGTCGAGACAGCTTGGTATTTCTACGCTAACTTCGGCTTTTGCTTTATGGATGATGTTGTTTGAACAAGATAAAAATATTCTTGTACTAGCAACTACTCAAGCTACAGCAAAAAACATGGTAACTAAGGTAAGGTTTGCTTACGATAACCTACCAAAGTGGATGCAACTTCCAGTAATGGAGCATAACCGTCTTAGTTTACGACTAAAGAACGGATCTCAAATTAAAGCAGTATCAGCAGCAACAGATTCAGCACGTTCTGAAGCCGTATCGTTATTAGTAATAGATGAAGCTGCGTTTATTGATCGTATTGGTGATATATTCACAGCTGCACAACAAACGTTGGCAACGGGTGGTAGATGCATTGCCTTATCAACTCCTAATGGGGTAGGTAATTGGTTTCATAAAGAGTTTGTAAGAGCACAAAACGGAGAAAACAACTTTACTCCAATCAGTCTACCATGGACTGTACATCCTGAGAGAAACCAAGAATGGAGATCTCAACAAACAAGAGATCTAGGAGAAAGAGCAGCTGCACAAGAGTGTGATTGTGACTTTAGTACTTCAGGGGACACTGTAATTGAACCAAATACACTAAACTACTATCAAGAGAATACGATACTAGATCCTATAGAAAGGTCGGGTATAGGCCAGTCTTACTGGTTGTGGGAATATCCAGATCCAATGAAAAACTACATGATCATGGCAGACGTTGCACGTGGTGATGGAAAGGATTACTCAACTTATCATATATTTGATGTCGAATCTCTAGCTCAGGTAGCTGAATTTAAAGATCAACTAGCTACAAAAGACTTTGCAAGAGGTTTAGTAGCAAGGTCTATTGAATGGAATAATGCATTGTTAATCGTTGAAAATGCGAGTATTGGTTGGGATGTTGTGACTACAATTGAAGAAATGGGGTATCCAAACCTATATTACTCGCCTAAAAGTGAAGTAGTTGGAACTCAAATTGATTTATACGTTGCAAAATTTGATAGAGGTGATGGAATGGTACCTGGTTTTGGTATGAACCAAAGAACTAGACCGCTTGTAATTGAAAAAGGACGATCTTTCCTAGAAGAAAGAAGCGTTATAATCAGATCACAAAGAACTTTAGATGAGTTAAGAGTGTTTATTTGGAAAAATGGTAAGCCTCAAGCGATGCAAGGATACAATGATGACTTAGTAATGCCGTTAATGATGGGCTTATTCTTACGTGATACAGCACTAAGATTTAGAAAGGTTGCATTTGATTTAACATACGCAAGTTTAAATAATTATTCAAAAACTGGAAACGATTTTCAGGTATATTCATCAACACCAACTCACCAAGAAAATCCTTGGAAAATGCAAATAGGAAATGAGTTTGATGATATAACGTGGCTTTTATAACCAAAGATATTTATAAGATATGGCAGAAGAACAAAAAATACAACCACAGAGGAATCTGTTTTCTACTTTAAAAAGATTATTTTCTACAGACGTTATTATTCGTAATGACGGTGGAGAGTTGAAAACAGTAGATGTAGAGAATATCCAGGTAGATGGTGTTCTACAAACAAATGCCCTAGTCGATCGTTTTAACCGTGTTTACACAACGTCAACTTCGTATGGTGTAAACCTTAACCTCGCTCAAAACTATCAAAGCTCTCGCGTTCAAATTTACTCAGATTATGAAGCAATGGATACAGATCCTATTATAGCATCTGCATTAGATATCATTGCTGATGAGTGCACCTTAAAAAACGTTCAGGGGGATGTAATCCAAATACGTTCAGCAGATGAAAACATTCAAAGAATACTTAGAAGTCTTTTTTATGACGTGCTCAATGTTGAGTTTAACTTGTGGTTCTGGATTCGAAATATGTGTAAGTATGGTGATTTTTTCCTTAAGCTAGAAGTTTCTGAAAAGTACGGTGTTTATAATGTAATTCCTTTTTCAGCATACAATATTGTGAGATTAGAAGGTACTAACCCAAGTAATCCATCAGAAGTTATCTTCAAGTATGATCCAAGTGCTGCTTTAGGTGCCACTGCAGGTTACTCAACTTCATATCAGAATACTGATTTAGGTATTACCTTCTTTAATTACGAAATGGCTCACCTTAGATTGATAGGTGATATTAACTTCCTACCTTACGGACGTTCTTATTTGGAACCAGGACGTAGATTATACAAGCAGTATATTTTGATGGAAGATGCGATGTTAGTTCATAGATTAACACGTGCTCCTCAAAGAAGAATTTTCTATGTTAATGTAGGTGCTATTCCGCCAAACGAAGTAGAAAACTACATGCAACGTATGATTAATAAGATGAAGAAAACTCCTCTTATTGATGGTAAGACAGGTCAATATAACCTGAATTACAACGCAATGAGTATGTTAGAGGATTTCTTTATTCCTGTTCGTGGTAATGATCAATCTACTAGAATTGACAACGCTCCACCTTTAGAGTATAACGGTATTGAAGATATTAACTACTTGTTAAATAAGCTATTTGCAGCGTTAAAAATACCAAAAGCTTTCCTAGGATATGAAAAAGACTTGACTGGTAAAGCTACTTTAGCAGCTGAAGATATTCGTTTTGCACGTACCATTGAAAGATTACAAAGAATTGTAGTAAGTGAATTAACTAAAATTGCTTTAGTACACTTATATGCACATGGATATGATGATGAATCCCTAAC